GCTCCGGGACCAGCTCGGGGGCCAGCTCGGGGACCAGCTCGGGGGCCAGCTCCGGGACCAGCTCGGGGGCCAGATCCGGGACCAGCTCTGGGGCCAGATCCGGGACCAGCTCAAAGAGGCGTATGGCCAGGTGTGGTCATGGGGGCAGTGCGAGGGCTACTGGACCGCGTGGTATCGATTCGCGATCCAGATCGGCGTAAAGGTCACAGAGGAACAGGATCGCAGACTAACGATCTGGGAACGCCTGGTGCAGTCGGCATTCACCGCGTCATCCTGGCGCGGGATCACCGTCCTGGTCGAGCACCCCTCGATCGCAAAGTTCGATGCCGAGCATCGCCTGCATTGCGTCGACGGCCCGGCGCTCGCGTGGTCCGACGGATACGCCCTCTACGCGATCAATGGTATTCGGCTATCGCCTGAGCGTGGCGCCGAGATGGCGGCAGGCAAGCTCACGGCCGCGCAGATCCGAAACGAGCCGAACGCGGAGGTCCGCCGCGTGATGATCGCGCAGTACTGTGCCGGCGACACCGGCCGTTATATGCGCGACGTTGGGGCGGCGGTCATCCACACCGACGTCGACAACCTCGGCAACCCACGCCGGCTGCTGCGGCTCGAGCAGCACGATGACGAGCCGGCTCTGGCGATCGAGGTCACGAACTCGACGCCCGAGCCGGATGGCACGCGCAAGATCTACACATTTCGCTGCCACCCGGAGCTCAGACCATTGCCGATCGGGCCGCGATCCGGCAAGGGGCTCGGCGAACCCCAGATGCTGACGTGTCTCAATGCGATCGCGTCCACCTACGGCCGCACCGGGCCCGAATATTTGCTCGCGATCGAGACCTGAGGCCAAGATGGGCAACGAGCTCCGACGCCAGGCATTCCGCCGCGATCTCGCCCGACGGCAGCAGCTCCTCGGGCTCGATGAGCTGCGCGTGATCGATCGGGTCCAACAACGCCTCGAGCTCGGCCGCGAGCGGTACGGCGAGCTCGAGCTCGCCAAGGATCGCGACTGGCGTGCGGAGCGATTCGACGAGCGCGTCGACGCGCTCGTATACGACGTCGCTGGCGAACTCGCGGAGGAGGATCGGATGCGGGCCGGGCTACATGAGGCCGCACGGGTGGAGATCGAGGGTGAGACTTGAGCCCGAGCGGCCCGCTCGACTATCGTGTGTTGTTGCCGCTGCCGCTGGGGCCGTGGGTGCTGGTCGTGGCGCGCGAGCAGACCGCGAGCGAGACGGCGCTGTGACCACCACGATCTACAACGAGATCGATCCGAAGGCAGCGCAATGGACACGCAACCTGATCTCGGCTGGCCACGTCGCACCTGGAGCCGTCGATGAGCGATCGATCTCAGATCTGGTACCAGCTGACGTTGCTGGACCTGGTCAGCGCCACTTCTTCGCCGGCATCTCCGGTTGGGGTCTTGCCTGTCGACTCGCCGGCGTGCCCGACGAAGCTGATATCTGGACCGGATCCTGTCCGTGCCAAGGATTCTCGTCGGCAGGAAGACGGCGCGGCTTCGACGATCCCCGCCATCTCTGGCCCACCTGGTTCGAGCTCATCCGCGAGTGCCGCCCTTCAGTTATCTTTGGCGAGCAGGTTGCGAGCCGACTTGGCTGGGCGTGGCTCGATCTTGTATTCGCTGACCTGGAAGGAGCAGGTTACGCCTGCGCAGCGGCGGATCTGCCGGCTTGCAGCGTCGGCGCTCCGCACCGTCGACAGCGGTTGTTCTTCGTGGCCCACGCCGACGGTCAGCACGGGAGATTACCAGTACGATCGGACGGGCGCGGATGGCGAGCGAGCGAAGCTCCTCAAGCTGAGCGGCGTTGCGAAGCTCTCGACTTGGCCGACGCCTCGAGCGGTGGACGGCGCGAAGGGGCCGACGGCGGACAAACCGGAGAGGACGGAAGGCGAGGACTTGCCCACTGCGGCTGGTCGGACTGCGAGTGGATCCCATGCTCCGACGGCGTCTCGCGGCCAGTTGAACCCGGAACACACCCGCTGGTGTATGGGCTATCCGGACGTGTGGCGCTGTTGCGGGGCTACGGCAATGCAATCGTCCCGCAAGTCGCGGCGGCGTTCATCCGTGCCGGGATGAGGTCCGCGTGATCCGCCCCGTCTACTACATGTGCCATCCGCTCGGCGCCGCCACGCCCGAGGCGACGCGAGCGAACCTGCGCCGCGCGATGCGTTGGCTGACCTGCCTGCGCAAGTCGTTCCCGATCGTCACGATCATCGCGCCGTGGATCGCGTCGGTCCTGGCCGGTGATGACGATGCGGATCCGGCGCAGCGCGCGGCGGGGATCGAGGACGCGAAGGCTGTCGTGCAGTTGTGCGCCGGCGTGATCCTCGTCGGTGGTCGCGTGTCGAGATGGATGCGCATCGAGTGGCATGCGTCGAGGTCGGCGATCGACCTGACGCATCTCGGCGATGAGCCACCAGATCGGCTGATGAGCGAGGGCCACGACACGCTCGCGCTGTGGGAGCGAGCGTGAACCGCGACGAGCTCGCCGCCGGCGTGCGCTGCGCCGTGACCCTGGCGATCGGCGGCGCCAGCCTGGGCGCGATCTGGCTGCTCCTCGGCCCGTGGCGGTCGGCGCGATCCTCGCGATCGCCATCGGCGATCGCGTGGTGCGCGACGCGGCCTCCGATTCGGTGGAGGCCGTGGTGAGCGGCGCGGAGACCAAATGAGCCGCGTGAACGTCGATTTCATCGCGCTCACTGATCCGCGTTTCGCGCGGCTCGCCCAGCTCCTCGGGCTCGCGGATGGCGACCACGCGCGCGGCAAGGTCGAGCACCTCTGGGCCGCATGCACTCAGCGGCACACCACCGAACTGCCTCAATGGGCTATCGACCACGTGCTCGGGGACCGCGGAGCAGCTGCACTGATTGATGCTCAACTCGCGCGCTGGGGCCGCGGCCGCGGCGACAGCGACACCAGACTTGTGCACATTTGTGGTGCACGAGAACGGTGTTTGTGGCTCCAGCCGAAACTTGACCAAACTTCTAAGGGTGGGAAAATACGGGCACTTACTGCCCAGCGGGTAGCTGGTCGATTCGCACCAGCTCGCCCACCAGCGCCCACCAGCGCTCCTGCTCCTGCTCCTGCTCCTGCTCCTGCTCCTGCTCCTGCTCCTGCTCCGGAGATCCAGATCCAGAATACACAGGGTGGCAGAAACCCACGCAAGCCACCCCGGTCCGCAGCCCCAACCGCTACTTCCTCCGAGCTCGCCAGCGTGCACACGGTACTCGAGCGGCTCAGCTCGGCCAGCGGTGTCGCCTATCGCGGCTCGCCCCCGCATGTGCGCCTGATCCTCGCGCGCCTCCGCGAGGGTGTCTCCGAGCTCGAGCTCCGCGCCGTCGTGCGCTACTGCGACGACCAGTGGCAGCGCAAGCCTGAGATGCGCCAATACCTACGCCCGGAGACCCTATTCGGGACCGAGAAAATCCACCAGTACCTCGACCCGGCCCGCGCGTGGTGCGCGGCCGAGCTCGCGGCGCTCGACTCCCAACCATCGCTGGAGATCGTCCGATGACCCACGAGACGCTCGACCCCGAGATTGCTGCCGACATGCGGCTACGCGCCGACACCGAGCGCCACCGCGACCCCAAGCCCGCGAAGTACAGCTGGACGCCGCCCGCGATTGTCGAGCATTGGCCCTGCCGCATGTGCGGCGTCGCGATGGTCGGGGTTACGGCAGAGGCCATCGACGCGCGCGATCACGCGAACCAAATCCTGACCTCGAGGCGCGAGCCCAATATCGCGAAGAGCCAGATCGTATTCTGCGATCGATGCACCCCTATCGCGAAGGCGCAACGCGAGGAGCGGCACCGCAAGGTTCGCGAGGCGACCGCAGCTGTGATCCGCGAGCTGCGGTCGCTCGTGGATAACGACCTGCGCGAGCGCGAGCTGGTCGATCGCCTGCGCGAGCTCGGCCAGCCTGACATCGCGCATGTGATAGCGGACGCCCGATCCCACCAACGCGCTGCGGCTGCTGCGCGAGCGGTCGCGAGAAAGCGGGCGCTGTGAGGTCTGCAGCGGCAATCATCGAGGCCGCAATCGACGTCGACCTCTGCGCCGAGCAGATCATCGTCGCCCTGGCCGTCGAGCGTGACGCAGACCGGTCGGCCGCACGCCATGAGCAGCTTGGCAAGGCCGCGCGAGCGACGCAGCACATGCGCCGGCTCGAGATCGGCGCCGCGCTGCTTAAGGCCCGGGGCGCCTGGCCGATCAGCGGCCCTAAGGCGAAGGGGTGGAGCGAGTTCTTGGCGCGCGTCAAGCTCGATGATTCCACGGCCGTCCGGTACATACATGAGGCGCGGACCGGCAAGGTTCACGGCGAGCAGCCCGATAGAGATTCGGCTCACCGGCCACCCCGTGAGCCGAATCTCGACCGGGACTCGGACGACGACACCGGACCACGGATCACGCCGCTCGAGCAGCCCGGAGACTTGGCGCCGTTCCGCGCGCTGACCGAGAGCGACATCGTCCAGGCGCTCGCCCGACTGCCTGCGGACGTGCAGAAGCGCATCCTGCGCGCCGGCAAGGCCAATGTCACCGGCGGCAGCGGCGATGTCTCACGAGGCAAGTGGTGCACGCCCAAGGCGCTTGCGGAGGCGGTGGGCCCATGGGATCTCGACCCCTTCAGCTCGCCGCGCTCTCACGTCGCAGCGGTGCACCGCTGCATGCTCGAGGACGGCGGCGACGGATTCGGCGATGGTGGAGGCTATGGGCGATGGCGCGAGCGCAGCAGGGAAATCGAGGAGGCCGAGGCCCACACACGCGTCTGGATCCAGCCACCCTACGAGCTCGTGCTCGATGCGATCCAGCACTATGGCCACACGCGGTTCGGCGCGCTGCTGCGCTGGGCACCGGATACCGAGTGGTTCGCGCGCCTGTGGCCGCTCGTGCATGCGGTCGCATTCCCGATCGGCGCACGTCTGGAGTTCGAGCCGCCCGAGGGCATCGAGGCGAGCAGCAATCCGTATCCGCATGCGCTTTATTACGCAGATGAACGCGACGTGACCCAGGAAGTGCGCGCGCTGTGCATCGTCTGGCGCGTCGATCATACGACAAACCGATCCTGACCAAGAGGACCACCAATGGCAAAGAAGCAAGCCGAACTACCCGGCACCCGTCGCGACGACGAGCCCCAGCCGAAGTCCATTCCCGCGCTCGACGACGCGTGCGAGACGCTCGAGAAGGCCAAGGGCAAGGCGATCAAGGCAGGCCAGGTCATCGTCGAGGCCAAAGGTGTTCATCAGCGAGTCGATCAAGACGTCGAAGATCAAGAAGGAGAAGGCGGGCAGTGGAGACGACGAGTGAGCATTGACGCGCTCATCGCGGCGTCGGTTGGTGTCGCTGAGATCGATGCCGCCGCCAAGTCCAAGCGCCGCGCCAAGTCGACATCGCCCACGCAGCGCACGTTAGCGGAATGCCGCGAGCGTGGATGGACAGCTCAGGTCGTCGAGCGATGGAATCCGTATGCGAAGGTTCGCGTCGACCTATTCGGCGTGATCGACGTGATAGCGATCACGCCTCGGGACGGAAGTAGGCATCCGCAGCTCATCGGCATCCAGGCTTGCGCGGGCGCCTCACATGCGACCCGACGCGACAAGATCCTCGCGGAGGAACGCGCGCGGATGTTCGTCGAGGCCTCCTGCCGGCTTGAGCTCTGGTCATGGTCACAGCGCGGCGCCAGCGGCAAGCGCAAACTCTGGACGCTGCGCGTGGAGACATACGGAGAGATGGTGGCTGGCAAATGACCACCGTCAAGCTCGCCTACGACGTCGACCCGACGTACGGATGCCATCTCTGGACTGGCAAACGTGGCGACAACGGTCGGCCGATCATATGGCGTGGCAAGCGGCCGAGCAGCGCATATCGGATCGCATACGAGCAGGCCGGGCTCGCGATTGCCGCCGACCAGGTGCTCGACCATCTGTGCCGTCGTGAGCTCTGCGTCAACCCTTGGCACCTCGAGCCGGTGACGCAGGCCGAGAACGAACGGCGCAAGAGCTGGGCGTATCGGTGCAAGCGCAGGCGATGCTCGGCCGGGCACGATCTCGGCGACGCGATGGTCACGCCGGAGATGGGTCGGCTGTGCAGGACGTGCAGGCTCGCGCGAGCGGTCGCTGATCTGTTCAATCGCGACGAGCACGGGTATGGTCGTCAGGTGTCGAGCGCGCCCGCCGAAATCGCTGGTGTGACCACCCCCATCCCGGCGGGGTATGCCCTCGGCACTCCCCTCACCGGACGCGAGCGCAGGCGATAGATAGTTCTGGACGGAAATTCTCCAAAAAAGGGCACCATAATTGCCGATGATGGATGATAAAGGACTCAAGATCGATGGTAACCATGCATGGTTGCACGATTTTGCGCGAGATTATGGAGGATCCCATCTGATCGCATTCAGTCGCGGCAAGGACGCGATCGCCTCCTTGATCGCGTGTCGGGAATCTGGGTTACATGTGATCCCTTTCCATATGCATCTTGTCCCCGGTCTGGAATTCGTAGCGGAATCGCTGGCCTATTTCGAGCGGGTTTTCGACTGCAAGATCCTTGACATCCCACATCCTAGCTTGCTCCGGATGCTCAAGTACTGCGTGTTCCAGCCCCCTCAGCATGTGGAGCTGGTCGATGCCCAGCGGATCCACGTCCCGACCTTTGCCGCCTGCTACGCCGACGCGCGCAAGCTCACCAGCGCACCCGCGGGGTGCTTGGTCGCGTCGGGCGTGCGGGCGTGCGATTCGATCGTGCGACGGCTGGGCTTCAAGCGCTTCGGACACATCCGCCCGAAGACGGAGACCTTCTATCCCGTATGGAACTACAACATCGCGATGACCCGAGCCATCATCGCGGCGCACGGGATCAGCCTCCCCGTGGACTATGAATTGTTTGGGCGTAGCTTCGATGGGATCGATGCTCGTTTCCTCGTGCCGCTTGCGCGACATCGCCCAGCCGACTACCGGCGGGTGCTCGAGGTATTTCCACTCGCCGAGCTGGAGGTGTTCCGTCATGGGATTTCTTGATCGCAAGGCGGAGCGCCACAAGGCGGAACGCGAGGCAGCGCGGTCACCGACAGCAAATGCGGAGACTGTGAGCGCGACGCTCGCGGCATTTAAGGAGCGCGCAAAGGTGGAGCGGCAGCGCTATATCGACGCGACGGATTCCGAGTTCTGGGTCGCGTTGTGTTTTCAGTCGCGTGCCGCGAAGGAGCAATTCCTCCGCGGCCATGGGATTGCCGATCTCGGCGATAAATACATCGACGGCGCCGCCGTTGATGAGAGACTAAAAAACCAAAGGAGGTGATCAATATGGCAAAGGCAAAGGCATCAGCCGGCGTGAAGTCGGCCGCCACGAAGGCAAGCATGACAGCAAGCAATCCCAGCAAGTCGGCAGCATCGGCATCCGCGGGATCCAGTGGCGGCAGTTGACGAGATGGAGCCCGGCCCGGGGCCATCGATGATGGCTCGGGCCCGAGCGTTGTGCGATCAATCGCTGTCGACGCTCGGATCCTGCGTCGATCAGATAACGACGGCGATCGCGAAGGAACCGGACTACGATAAGGATCTCGTCTCACACTTGGCGTGGCTCACCGAGCGAGTAACCGCTGTAATGTCGGAACTGCGACAGCAGGATAAGGCTCGGGCTCGGGCATTGGGTGAGTTCTCAGTGGATGAGATCGTGGCCTACCTTCGCGCGCTGCCCAAGGCCCAGCGTGACCAAGCCTTCACCGCGGCGTTCGACGCCGATGCAAGCGAGCCGCTGCTATGACCTGGACGCTCAAGCAACGCCCGCACGTCGCCGGCGCGCCGATGACCGCCGACTACGAATGCCCGACGCATGGACGCTTCGAGGCGCTGGTCGAGCGCGATGCGGTGGGCGATCCCCCGGCTGATGCCGAGTGCCCGGCAAGCATCGATGCCGAGTACCGGGTCAGCAGCAGCCGCCCGATCGACCTGGGATACGATCTGCTGTGCCATCACCCTTCGCCCTGGCGCATCTCGGCGCCGGCGCTCAAGCGGGACTCGGTGCCCTGCTACGCCGCCGAGCGCGGGGGCGACACCGCTCGCCGGCCCGGCATGCTCGATACCCGCCCGCTCGCCGAGGGCATGTCGCACAGGGACTGGAAGGCCAAGCAGACGGCGGCTCGGCAGGAGCGTCGGCATCAGACGCTGATCAAGCGCGGGCTCAAAACGAGACGCGTGCAGGTGTGAGCGCGCCATATCGAACCCCAGGCCAAGTCGAGACCGACGCCGAGAAGATCAACCGGCTGCGGTTTGAATATGACTGCATCTCGGTCATGTCGATGACGACACCCGAGGCGAACGCCAAGGCGAGGCATAGGATGCGCGAGATCTCCGAGATCCTACGTGCGATGGGGCGATGGACGTGACCACCGCAATCCGCCTGATGCTCCCCGACGATCGCGCATTCGTGCTCAGCGCCTGGTCGAGCTCGCTGCGATCGTCCCGCGACGTCCCCCTGATCCCGATGTCGATGTGGGCCTCGGTGATGCGGCCGGTGCTCGAGCACATGCTCGACCGCACCACAGCCGGCACGCTCGTCGCGCACGGCGAGGTACTGCAGGGCTTCATCTGCGTCGAGCCGAACTACGTGCTCTACCTCTACGTCGCGCAGCCGTTCCGCCGGCTCGGCATTGCCCGGGCGCTGCTCGCCGCGGCCGGCATCGATCCGGCGCAGCGCTTCGGTTACGCCTGCCGCACGCGCGCGAGCTGGCAGCTGCTGCAGGTGCACCGCAAGGCGCCGCTCGCGGCCTACGATCCGTTTCACGTGCGATTCGACAACAGCGAATGGAGCCCAGAATGACCAGTGATATCGACAAGCGCCCGCCCAGCATCGATAAGCTCACTCGGATTCCGATCCGCCACGTGTGGTTTTACGACAGCATCACATTCGCGGGGCTCGACTCGCGGTACTCCACGATCTCGAACGTGTCGTGCGTAAAGTCTGGTAACGAGAATCGCTATGTCACGTGCAGCTTTGTCCCTGCATGGCAGGTGTTCGAGTTCCAGTTTCACGCGATGCATGAGGGCAAGGATGCCGTGCGCACGCGCCGGGTCTCGGCCGCGCGGATCTCGCAATGGGAGGGCGAGGAGCCGTGAAGTCGTCCGTTGAGGACGCGCTCGCGGAATGCGGACGTCACCGCGTGCTGCATGGCACCGGGCCCGACGGCCCGACGGTGGCGATCCGATATGACATGGTGGATGAGATCGTTTCGCTCGATGGACGCGCGCAGTACATCGTGCGGACCGGAGCGACGATCGACGAGGCCGGCGCCGGCGCTGCGACCGAATGGGCGGCGGCGGTCCGCGTGGCGGCACTCCGGCTCACCAGATGGGCCGACAGGATAGAGGCGACGCTCACGCGCGACAATCCGCGGGCTCACCAGTTGCCGGACTGATACATCGAGTCGGCGTCGCCGTACTCGGGCTCCCGCGGGGCCGGCTCATCTTGGGTGGTCTGCGCCTTCGCCGCTGCCTGCTGTTGTTCGGTACCGGAGGCCGCGGCGCACGCGTTCGGTAAGAACGCCTGTAGCTTGTTGCGGAGGTACAGCGTCGCGTCGCACGCGTGGTTCGCCTGGCCCTTGTTCTCGACGCGCTTCCCGTCGGCGCCGACGTCCCATTGGAGCGACGTCATCTCGCCGGCGAGCGCCGAGCCCTTGAGGATCTTGATCCGGCCGTCGTGCAAGTCGGAGTTCACGAGCTCGATCGCGTTGTCCTTGTAACGGTAGGGCTTGTCCGCGGCCTCGATCGTGATCCCATAGACCGTCTGAAGCTCGGCCAGCAGCGCCCCGCCGGAGCCGGCAAAGTCGCCCACGAGCGCGTCAGGCCACCCGATCTCGCCGACGATGCCGCCGTAGCGCTCGTGATTCAGCTCCTCGCCAATCAGCAGCTTCGCGATCGCCTGCGCGTAGAGCCGCGTGCGGTAGATCTCGTGGACCTGATAGAGCACGCGTCCGGGGTCGGTGTAGGAAAATGCGAATACCTCGAGGGCGAACGCATCTTTGAAGCCGACATCGATCCCGATGCCGTAGCCGATATCCTTGAGCCCGGCCGGCAGCGCCGCGAACCCCGTCGCCGAGATCGCCGGCGACCACTGGTTCCACTCGCGGCCGTCGTCCTGATGCGCGTGGTACGCGTAGACGTTCTGGCTGTCGTCGCTCGCCCATTTTCCCATGTATTCGCGGAGCCAGTACGGGTTGGTGTCGCTCCACCCGTTGCGTGCCTTCTCCTCGAGCTGCTTGGCGTGGAGATCGATCATCGCCGGGATGCCGGCCTCGCAGCCGTCGGTGATATTCCACGCGTGCGATGACCACTTCGTCCAGCCGTCGTGTTCGGGCAGCGCGCGATCGACGTACGCGCGATGTTCGGACGATCCCGGCCGGGTCGCGTCGTAGAAGAGGCCCTCGAGGCGCTTGCCGGGCGTCCCCATCAGCACAACTGGTCCGACGGCGCGCGGGCCGATGACCTCGAGCAGGAGCTCGACCAGGAGCGCGAGCTTGATCGACGCGGTCTCGTCGATCACGACCTGGTGCCACGTCACGCCGCGGAGCTTCTGAATATCGCCGCGATCGTCTGCGCCATAGAGCAGCAGCGTCGAGCCATTGGTGAACGTGCACGTCAAGTCCGACTCGTTGAACCGGACGTCGGTCAGCCGCAGCGCGAGTACGAGCCGTTTCAGGTCGCGCCACACGAGCCGCTCGGCGCTCTCGCGGGTCGCTGCAATGAACAGCGTGTTGCGGTCGCAGCCGCCGATCATGCAGATGATCAGTCGGAACACCGCGGCCATCGTCTTGCCGCCACCGCGCCCCACGAGCAGCGAGATCCGAAGCGCCAGATCGAAGACGAAGTCTCGCTGCTTCGGATGGCTCTGCTGCCTGATCCGCGCCTTCGCGGTCTCGATCTGCGCGGCCGTATAGGCGCGCACCGATCACCCTCGCATCGGCGCGTAGGTATTTGGAGCGAACGTCGGCGCGCCTGCGGCGAGCTGCGCGGCGGGCCCCTGGGGAAGTCCGGGCCCGGGCGGTGGCATCATCCCGCCGGGTGCCGGCGGCCCGCCCATGCCGGGAGGCGCGGCGCCGGGCCCGGGGGCGCCCGGTGGCATCGGCGGCGCCGGCGGATTGAGGATGTTCGCCGCGATCGAGATCCAATCGGTGAGCGCCTCGAGCACTGTCTCGGGCGCGCCGTTGTCTTTGATCAGCAGGTATTCCTTCTGGATCAGCTTGATCCCGACGTCCAGATTTTGGAATGGCTCGGGCACCACGGCCTCGCCCTCCTCGATCCGGTAGATCGTATTCTCGATGTCCTCGAGCATCGCGTTGTACAGCGAGAGGATCCGGCTGATGTCCGGGTGCTCCATGAGCTCGCGGCTCTCGTCGAGCGTGATAACGCCGGCCTGCGCGAGCTCGACCAGGCGCTGCTGGCGCCCCGCCGGCGTGTCGGAGATCGTCGAGGCGGCGACGAGCTCGATCTTGAGGTCGTCCATGTCGACCTGAGACCACTTGATACGCCGGTTGCCGTACTTGCTGACCTTGATGATGTCCGGCGCCTTCGTGCCACCGAGATCCCTGCAGCAGTCGAGGATCAACCACAGCGTGTCGAGCCAGATGCGCTCGAACGCCTTCTCTTGGATCGAAAAACGCTGCGTGGTCTGGTCGCGGTACTCGCGGAGCCCGACGGCCGAATCGATGCCGCTCGGCTTCACCGCCTGCGCGGCCATCCTCGAGACGCCGCTCTCGTTGTAGGCGTCGTTCTTGATCTGCTCGCGCGAGTCGTAGGTCTCCTTGCCCACCGCCTGGTGGTCAACGGTCTGCGGCAGCGCGACCTTGTAGACCGCGATCGATCCGATCTGATTGACCGTCTTGACCGCGAGGTTCTGGTCGCCCTGATGGACGTACGTCGTCGGGTCAGCTTTCAGATCGAGCGAGCGATTGATCTGGTAGTTGCGCCGGTTGAGCAGGTTTTGGTGCGGCAGGATCCGCTCGGCGAGCGAGATGCCGTAGAAGCCCCAGATTGGCGCGTTCCATACCATCGTAGAAAATGGGTAGTGCGGCTTCTCGTACGGCTCATCGAGAAGATCGCAGCCGTCGACGATGACCGTATGTCGCCCGGGGATGTGGTTCGGGTGATCCTTCGGGCCGATCGGCAGTCTCCACGACTCGACGCAGATGACCTCATTACTCTGCATCGGCCGATAGCCGGCCCACAGGCGCCAGTTGCCCGAGGTCTGCGCGCGCGCGATCGCCTCCGCGTGGTCGGGAAACTGCGCCTGCAGATCCTCGCGATCGTAGAAGTCGCGGTAGTGGAGTTGCCGCGGCTTCCCGTCGCGGCACTCGACCTCGTCGACCACGATGTTGTCGATCGGCACAGGCGTCACGCGGATCTCGTCGAAGCGGTCGATCCACACCTTGATGAGCCCGGTGCCCTTGAGCGCGGCGCCGGCCTTGAAGGCCGTGCGGCACTTCACGCCGACGTCGAAGAGCTTCGAGAGCCCGTTGATGTAGAGCTCGAGCCGCTTCGCCGTGCGTTGATGTTCCCAGTCCGCGCCATCGGTCTGGATCCGCGCGCGGATATCGGTGTCGGCGACATTCGATGCGACCGTGTCGACGTTGCAGGCGATCAGATTCTCGGTGACGATCGATTTGGCCCGCCCGAGCCGCGACGTCATGGACGCGCCGGCCGTGTGCCGATTCGTCCGTGGGTTGGTGTCGTACGTGCTCTCGAGCTTGCAAAATTTGTCGAACAGCTCGGCCTGGTAGTTCTCTATCGTCCGGACGTACGGCAGCACCACGCGGTGCACCTCGCCCGCATCGGCCCGCCACCAGCTGCGGGACATCGTCAGGTTGGGCAGCGCGCGAGCCATCGCGGCTAGTCCTCGGGATCGAGCCGCTCGATCGTGTAGCCGGGCACGATGCCGGACGGGTAGCTGTGCGGGTCGTGGAGAGGATCGAGTCCCTCGGTCGACACCGTGGCGTCGGGCCGGTCGATCTCGCCGGCCGGGACCGGGGCCATGTCAGGCGCGAAGGTGACCGTGTACCCGCCCCCACCGATCGAGAGCACCCCCGCGGCCCGTAACCGTGCGGATTCGCCCAGCACCAGAGCGATCCATCCCGTGAGGATATCGATTTGGGCCATCCCGGTGCTGGCCAAGCTAGCACAATTGTGGTCTGCGGACCCCATAATTTGGGTGTCACAGACCCCAGTCATGATAGCGTCCGGCTGATGGCCGACGTCCCCGTAGGTGCTGCACCGGTGGCCCCGGCCGCGCCGCCCGCATCGGCGGCTGGCACGCCCGCGGGATCACCGACGGCGGTCGTGCGACGCCCGACGGCGGTCGTGCGGGCCGACAAGCTCGCCGCGGTCAATGCCGGGCTCGCCAAGCTCGACGGCTCCGCGGCAACGGAGGTCGCGACTGCGGCGACTGCGGCGGACAAGCCGGCGGGGGATTCGGCTCACGATCCGAAGTTGAGCCAAACCCCGGCGGCGAAAGATGCCGCCGCGCCGAAGGATCCGGCCAAACCGGCGGCGGATGAGCCGGTCGACGACAAGACGGCAAAGGGGCTCGCGGCGATCGATCGGCGCGCCAAGGCATTCCGCGACGAGCAGGCCGCCGAAAAGGCCAAGCTCGATCTCGAGCGCGTCGAGCTCGCGCGGATCAAGGCCGACGTCGAGGGTCGCGGCGCGGGCCTCGACGAGCTACGCAAGCTCGCCAAGCGCGACCCGATCGCCGCGCTTGCCAAGCTCGGACTCGAGAGCGAGGACGAATGGGAGACCGTCGGCCGCGGCGCGTACCCGCGCACCAAGGCCGGCAAGTCCGACCCGCGCGCGGCGCCCGCCGTGGCGCAGACCGAACGCGAACGCCAGCTCGCCGACGAGCTCGCGTCGCTCAAGAAGGGCCACGAGGAGCTCACCGCCTCGCTGCGCACCCGCGATGCCCAGGCGCAGCAGCAGGCCTACGTGCGCGACTACCTCGACAGCGCCGTGAAGGCCATCCCGATCACGCCGACCTTGATCGGCAAGCTCCACGCGAAGTCGCCCGAGAAGGCGCGACAGACGCTGCTCGAGCTCGGCACCACGATGGAGCGCGAGGCGATGCGCGCGGACGGCGCCACGAAGTATGACCCCGCGCATACGCCATCGCACGCCGAGCTGATCACGCGCTACGAGAAGGACCGCCGCGCCGAGCTCGAGGAGCAGGGCGTCGACGTCGATGCGCTCCTCGCCCCCACGGCCGTCAAGCCGACGCCCCCTCCCGCGGCCAAGCCCAAGGTGACGCTTGACCCGACGTCGACCACCGGCACCCGACCAGTCAACGACAAGCCGACGCGCGCCGAAAAGCTCGCGGCGGTGAACCTCGGACTCAAGAAGTTCGAGGCCGAGCAGAACTAAGACCGACGAAGAACGCCGAAAAGACCGACGGCTAACACCCCCTGAATCACTCAGCGTCCCGGCGAGAAACCCGGGATGGAGCCAGTCCGTCATGACAGCCAATTCAACTATCTCGTCGATCGCGTATGTGTTCAAGCACATGTACGACAAGGCGGTTGCGGACGAAGCGATTCGCCTACACCCGACGATCGAGGGCATTCCCAAGACCGACGACTTCGGCGGTGACCAGATCAACTACTCCGTCAAGATCAACAACGCGCAGAACATCACTTCCGGTGCGCTCTCTCTCGCCCAGGCCGTGGGATCGGCCAGCAAGGGCGTTCAGTTCGCGATGAAGCGTGTGATCAAGCGCGGCACCATCTCGCTCGACGTCGAGGCACTGATGGCCGCGAAGCGCCAGCCCGATGGCGCATTCGCGACGCTCGTCACCAACGAGGTCGACGGCTTCGTGGACGAGTTCATGGATCGGCTCGGATTCGACATTTTCCGTGACTCGACCGGAAACCGCGGCCAGATCTCGTCGATCAGCGGCAACACGCTCACGCTCGTCACGCCCGACGACGCCCGAAACTTCAAGGTCGGGATGCAGGTCGCCGCGACGCAGAACGCAAACGGCACCTCCCCGCGCACCGGCAATTCGGTGGTCACCAACCTCGACTGGGATGGCGGCACCGTCACGCTGCTCTCGGCGGCATCGATCATCAGCCTCGGGAGCAATGACTTCCTGTTTGCCGCGCCCGAGATCGGGTCGAACCTCGAGGGCATGGAGATGTGCGTGCCGCTCGCGGCGCCGCTCCCCGGTGATTCGTTCCGCGGCGTCGACCGATCGCAGAACGCATCGCTGCTCGCGGGCTCGCGGATCAACGACACGGGCACGATGATCGAAGAGAACGCCGGCAAGGTCGCGGTGAAGATCCGCCAGGCCGGCGGTCGCTCCGATCGGCTCACGCTCAATCCGCAGCGCTACTGGGAGATGATCCGCCGGCTCGGCGCCAAGATCATGTACTCGGGCGGGGGCGGGGAGGCGGAATACGGCTTCGAGAAAGCCCTCATCAATTCGCCCGCCGGCGTGCTCGAGGTCATCTCCGATCCGGACTGCCCGGTATCGCGAGGCCGGGTGTTCCTCAATTCGTCGCACCGCATGCGCACGCTCGAGGACTTCGTGCACATCGCGAACGAGGACGGCCTCTACAACCTGCGTCTCGCCACCGACGACGCGATCGAGACGCGCGTGCGCTCGATGTCCAACTACCAGCAAACCGAGCCGCGGAACCACGGCGTGTTCGCGATCTGAAAGGCGACTACCACCATGTCTACCTCCGATACCGTCAATCCGCTGCTGACAGTCAACCGGCAGCTCGCGCAGTACTTCACCCAGGGTCGATCGGCGTCCGCCGAGAACGGCCTCGTTACCCCCCGCGGCAACCCATTTGGTGAGCAGGTCGTGCAGAGCGCCTATGGCGCGCGCCCGCTCGGGCTCGCCGACGAGGGATCGTACTGGGTCGCCTGCAACGTCCCGCAGACCGCGATCGCCGACACCGCGGCGCTGACCGCGTTCGCCGCGACCACGCCGACGATGGTGCTGTTCAATGGCAACTCGCTGGCGAGCGGCAAGTATATCTACCCGGTTCGGTTCCGCTTTTCGGTCGCCGCAGCCGGCACGAGCGGAACGAACTGGCTTTCGCAGTGGCTGATCGACAGTGGCAATCGTGTGACCTCTGGCGGCACGGCGCTGACCAAGGCGAACACGAACATGAACAACACGGGCACGTCCGGTGCGACCGTGACGTTCGGCGCGATCACCGCGACGGCAGCGACGGCATCGCGGATCATCTCGCCGCACCAAGGCCGCACCGTGCTCAAGGTGATCGGCGATGAGTACGTGTTCGAGTTCGGCGCCTCGACGCCGGCGCCGGCGACCGGGATGCCGTCGGACGGCACGCTGCAGCTGCAGCGCCTCTTCCACGTCCCGGCCGTCGCGCTGCCGCCGCAATGCTCGCTGCTCTGGTACGAGTACGCGGCCTCGCAGGGCACCGCAGCCACGTTCGACAACATTGCACTGGAATACATCGAGCGATAAGGAGCCGATCATGAGCTACGAACGCGAGCGACAGTGGGCCAACGAGCCCGAGATGACGAGCTACTTCGTCGAGCTGCTGGGCACCGGAAACGGGACAGTGCCGACGGTGACGTTCGGCCGAAACATGACGTTCGCGTATGTGTCCACCGGCGTGCTCACGCTGACGTTCACCGACTACCCCGGCAAGTTCGTCGGCGGCGGCATCCTCGGGCTCCGCGCGACGACCCCCTCGGCGCTCAAGGGCTACTCGGTGGTGTTCGGCGATCCTGATTCGACCGGCAAGATCGTGTCGGTGAACATCTTCAATTCGGCCGGCTCCGCGGTCGATCTACAGACGGCCCAGCGGATCGCGCTCGAGGTCTGCGTCAAGCAGGCCGGCTCCGGGGTCTGAGCATCGCCGATGCCCCGCGTCTACACGCTCACCGATCTGATCCAGCGCAGCAAGCGTCGCTGCGACATGGAAAATGATCCGTCCATCGCACCGGACGAATGGGCGGACCTCATCAGCGAGGCATACGGCGAGCTCTACACGATCGTCTTCGAGTCGGGCCTGCAGTACTTCGAGCGCGCGCTGCAGATCACGACGACGGGCGCGCAGACGATCGGCGAGCCGGTCGATCACCTGTCGACCGTCCAGGTGGCGTACCTGGTCGACGTCGCCAACCGGCGCTACATCGCGCTCCGCGAGCTGATGGCCCAGGAGCGCACGATCATCTCTGGGGCGACCATCGCGAGCGGCAACTTCGCGCGCGCGTTCGCGCTCGTCGACCGCCAGATCTTCCTCTACCCGACGCCGCCACCCGGCCAGATCTACGAGATCCGGTACGTGCCCCAGCCGCCGGATCTCAACGAGCCCGCCAACGTCGACGTGGTCACGCCGGACGGCCTCTCCTTCCTCATCTGGAACGTCGCGGTCATGGCCTCGGCCAAGACCGAGGTCGATGCCACGCTCGCGCTGCAGCGGCTAGAGGCCGCGCGCGATCGCTTCACCGAGTCGGTCGGCCTGCGCGCCTTGAACGCCCCCCGGCGCCGCATCCTCGACATCGAGACCGATGTCGGTGACGGCGAATGGGCGGATCGGCTGCGCTGGTGAGCCGCCTGACGCCCCCGATCTCGACTCGGCTGTCCGACGAGGATGCCGAGCGCGTGCGCCGTAACCACGAGCAGCGGATCAGCGAGCTGCAGGCGCTTCCGGCCGCGGGGATGCGCGTGCTCAAGGGCATCCAGCTGCCGCCATCCACCGATGTCGTAATCTCGCACGGGCTCGGCCGCGCGCCGCAGCTCGTGCTCGTATCGCCCGTTATCGGGCCGCTCAGCGGCGGCGGGGTGCTGATCCGCGAGTTCCGCGGGGTCACCAATGCCGGCTCGCCAGTCGATGCCACGAAGTCGATCTGCCTGCGCGCCGACATCGCGACCAACACGATCACCGTCGATGTGGCGGTGTTCTGATGGGGATCGAGGGCCTCGACTACCGCCTGGTCAATATCCCGCTGACCGCGGGCCTCAAGACCAAGGACGATCAGCGCGCGATGCAGCCCCCGGGGCTGTCGATCTGCTCCGATGCGCGCTTCGACGACCTGGGCGGCATCCAGACGCGGTTCCCGTCGGTGCCGATCGGCGGCGGCCCGGGCAACAGCATCTTCGGCGGTGGCACGCTCACGAGCGTCCGCCGCATCGACACCGTCAACGGCGAGCTCGTGCTGTTCACCGCCGATTCGATGTACAGTTGGAATGCGCAGTTGTCCGCGTGGGTATTTCGCGGCACGCACCTCGCGGTGAACGTGGCCGAGACGCCCCGATTCTCGACGACGGGTGACCAGTTCGACGGCGATCGCGCCGAGCTCAACGGCACCGTGGTGTTCATGTGGACGGAGGGCACGCAGGTGTTCGCGGCCGCGCTGGACAAGACGACCGGCGCGGTGCTGGTCTCTCCGACCGCGGTCGCCGGCGGCATGGGTCGCCCGCGCGTCGTGGCGCTCGCGTCCAAGATACTGCTGTTCGTCGCGAGCAACCCGAACAATCTCATCGCCCGATTCCTCGATCCGGCCAACCCCGCACCCGGCATCCTGTCGGCGGGGACCATGGTCACCACGACGCTGGCCGGCCCCTATGACGTCGTGCGCATAGACGGTCAGGACCTGGCCATTGGCGCCGCGCAGCTCACGCCCAACACGAGCTATTTGGTGTTCAGGGTCGACCCGAGCGGCATCGTCACACCGATCACGAAGGCACGTACCGCTGATGGCCCGCTCGCGGTCTCGACGATCCCAGGCGGTACACAGACGCAGGTGATCCGAGCGAATGGCAACAACATCCAGGGCGACCTGATCACAACGAACACACTCGCCGACGTCATTACCGGGCAGGCGATCAGCGCCGTCGCTACGCCCGTCAATCAAATCGCCGCGTGCCATAGACAGGTCACGACCGGCGGCGCGTTCCGCTGTTATGCGTTCTGGTCAGCGCAGGAATCGCCGACGTCGCTGACATACGCCAGCTCCGTCAATTGGGTCGATAACTCCGGAGTGATCGGTACAAGCGCACACGTCGCGGTGCAACTTGGCGTCGCGTCTCGCGCCTTCGCCTGCAACGGATCGGTCTTTGTCTGGACGACATTCGCGAGCGCGACCACGGTGACGGCTGGGACTGGAGCGCAGTTCTCGGGCCCGTCGCTGCAGAACACTTATTTTCTCTATCGCGACGACGGGTTTCTTGCCGCGAAGTGCCTCGACAATGTGGGTGGTGGATTCGCTGCCACGACGGGCCGGCTCCCCGGCGTGACGGTGCTGACCGCGACATCGTTCGCGTGGTGTGGGACGCGGCGGCGGCGGTTCGACACCGGAGCCGGCGGAACGAGCTTCGCGGCCCGCGAGCCGGTAGATGTGCAGTTCACGTTCGATTCGCCCGCTGCCCGAAGGGCGGCCACTATCGGATCGACGCTGTATATCGCGGCCGGTGAGCTACTCCAATACGACGGTGTGCAGCTCGTCGAGGTCGGCTTTCATGTCGATCCGTGGAACATCGGTCTCATCGAGACGTCGGGCGGAAGCAAGATCGCCGGCACAACCTACGCGTACAAGTCGACATACCGCTACGAGAACGGCCAGGGCGAGCTCGAGCGCTCGACCACGACCACCGTTGCCGCCATCACACTCACGACGGGCAATGAGGTAGTGGTCGCAACGCTCAACTCGCTCACGCCGACGCACAAGCTCATCACAATCCCCGCGGTCGAGATCTGGAGCACGCTATCAAACCCGACGGCTGATAGCCCGTTCTATCTCGCCTCGAGCAACGACCCGACGGCGCTCACCAACCCTAATCGATATATCCCGAATACGCCAAATGCCGGAAGCGCGGCGATATTCAACGACACGCTCGCCGACGCCGTGCTTGGGACACACGAGGACAACCCCGAAAATGGCGGCGTGCTCGAATCGCTCGCGCCACCGCCGGCATCGGTCATCTTCGCCACCGACACGCGCATCTTCCTCGCAGGCATCGCCGGGCAACCCGACGCGGTCTGGTATTCGCGCCTTCGCGATCAGGGCGAGATCGCGTCGTTCAACGACGCCTTGGTCGTCCTTGTGCCCCCCGGCGGCGGCGACATCACCGCCGTGATCACGTTCAACGAGACGCTGATCGTATTTCGCGAGGACGCGATCTACGCGCTGCCCGGCGTTGGATTCGACAACACGGGTGGTGGCCAGAACTTCGGACCGTCGAGCCGGATCTCGGCCGACGTCGGCGTGATCTCGGCAGAAGCGGTCGTCCTCGCCCCCCGCGGCGTCATCTTCAAGTCGTCCAAGGGGTGGTACCTGCTCACGCCGCAGTGGAACACCCACTACATCGGCGCGGACGTCGCGAAATTTGACGCCGAGACGGTACTCTCGATGATCGTCCTCGCGACCAACCACCAGATCCGCTGCGTCACGAGCGGGCACATCCTCGTGTTCGACTATCTCACCGAGGAATGGTCGAGCTGGTCGATCCCGGACGCCGTCAGTGGATGCTTGTGGAATGGCACCTACTACTATCTCTCGAGCATGAGCAACGCGCCGATGGCCGAACAGACGACGTTCGCCGCCGGCGTCAACTACGGGCTCGACGTCGAAACCGGATGGATCAAGCCCGCCGACGTGCAGGGGTTCGTGCGGATTGCCGAGTACCTCGTGCTCGCCGAGTACCGCGGCGCCCACAAGCTGCGGCTGCGCACCGCGTTCGATTACGAGCAGGACGGCGCCGGCAACTGGGTCTACACCGACGACGTTTACTGGACGCCGACACCGACGGTGATCGGTAGCGTCGAGCAGGTCCGGCGCGGCACGACGCGTAGCCGCTGCCAGGCGATCAAGATCCGCATCACCGCATGTTCGTCGGCGGCCGACGGGACGCCGCCGACGACCGAGGCGATCAAGCTCACCGCGCTCACGCTCAAGGTCGGCGTGCGCAAGTCCACGTATCAGCGCCTCCCGGCGGGGCAGAAAACCTGAGGACACCATGGGCTTCTGGGATAGCATCGGCAACGGACTCTCGGACGTCGGCTCGGGGATCTCGAGCGCGCTCGGCGTCGGCAGCGGCGATCCGGCGAACGCGGATCGCGATGCCCTGCGCAACGCGGGAACCGGCGCGCAGGGGCTCGGCGCCGCGGGCGCGGCCAACTACAGCACCGATCGCGCCGGCATGGCGGGGACGCAGCAGTACCTGCAGGGGCAGATGCAGGGGCAGAACAGCGTGAGCGCGACGCAGCTGCAGCAGGGACTGCAGCAGGGCCTGGGCGCGCAGCAGAGCATGGCGGCGAGCGCCAATCCGCAAAACGCTGCGATGGCCGCGCGCAACGCGGCAATGAACATGGGGCGGCTCAGCTACGGGCTCTCGGGCCAGCAGGCGCTCGCCGGCCAGCAGGAGCGCAACGCCGCGGCCTCGCAGCTCGGGCAGATGCAGCTCGGGCAGAGCGGTCAGGATATCCAGGCTGGGCTCGGCGGCTACCCCTTTGGCGGGTTCGCGTACGGCAACGCGGTCGCGAACCCGCAAAAGGGCTGGGGCGGCATGCTGCAGGGCGCGCTCCAGGGCGCGTCATCCGCGGCGATGGCGGCGGCGCTGTAAGCCATGGCCGACGACGCTGCTCCAGCGCCGGATCCCTACCTCGCGTGGGCGTCCGGACCCGTGATCTCGCCGAGCCAGGGCGCGGACTCCGCATCCCCGCCGACGCTCGAGCAGATGTACCCGCATGCCGCCGATCCAATGCCAGCGATGTCCGTCCCGGCGGCGATGCCCGATGTCCCCGCGGCGCCCGCCGCGGCATCTCCGGGTCTCGCGCCCGGGCTCGGCGTCCCGCAGGCGATGGTCGACGGCTATCCGGGATGGGCGGCCGGCCCGGTCACGACGCCGGGCCAGGGCCCCGCGGGCGGGCCCGCCGAGCTCGCGGGGCCCATCACCAGCCCAGCCGAGATATCGCCCGGCGGTCCACCAAATGCGAGCGGTGGCAGCGACGCATTCGGCGGCAACGTCGATCCGTCGGATCGCGCGAAAGCGATCACGCAGATGTCGCCGGCCCAGCAGGCCGCGGCCGTCGATTCGATGTCGCCGGACGAATTCCAGCGCTATCAGGCGACGCGGAATCGGGCGATGGTGCTCAAGCAGGCCGAGCTCGAGCACAGCGCCAACGCAGAGAGCGAGCGGCGCGCGCGTGATGATCTACAGGACCAGCGCGCGTCCGTCGCGAAGGCGGACGCGGACACCAAGGATCTGATGGCGAGCGCGAACGTGCTCGCCAACACGAAGATCGACAATGATCGATTCGTCAGGCATCTCGGCGTGGGCGGATCGATCGCGGCGGTAGCGCTGTCCGCACTCGGCGGGGCCACGGCGGGGGCCACGGGAGGGCACAACGGCGCGCTCGAGGCCTTCAATTCGAAGATCAACAACGACATCGCGGCGCAGCACGCCGACCTCGCGAATCAGTGGAAGGGCGTCGAGACGAAGAGGAGCGCGATCGCGCAGCAGTACGAGCGCCACGGCGATCTGTACAAGGCACAGGAGACCTATCGCGTGGCGGCGTACCAGGCAGCGCTCGGCAATATGCAAAGCGAGCTGCAGCAGTACGACCCCGCCGGCGGCACGGCCTCGTACATCCGCGGCCAGATGGACCAGTTCCATGGGGCGCAGGCGCAAGCAGTCAATGCGTTCGCGCAGCAGCAATTCAAGAATCACCTCGATGCGACGAAGGAGCAGCGCGAGAGCGCGCTTGCGCAGTCGACGATCGACAAGAATCGCAACGAGAGCTCGCTGGGCTGGGCGAAGCTGGCCGACGAGAAAGAGAAGCGCGTCCTCCTGACGCCGGAGCAGATCAGGGCCGCGAATCCGCTCGTGCCGGTCGAGGCGCTCCCCACGACGCCGATGACGGCGAAGGACGTCAAGCAGCACTTCGACACGTACAACGCCGGCCTCGAGGTCAACGCCAAGACGCGCGAGACCGCGGTGCAGGAAGCCGCGACGGTCGTGCGCAACCCGGTGACCGGGGCGACGCTCGGCGCGACGCCGGGGGAGAAGGGCCGACTGCGCCCGGAGGACGCCGCGAAGCTGACCGACGAGATCGGGAAGCGGCAGAGCGCCGTCGACACGCTCGCGGGCTTGCGCCGCGACCTCGATGCTGGCATCGGCACGTGGGACTACGCAAAATGGGCCGGCTACCGGACGCAGCTCTCTCTCGGCAAGACGGACTTTATTCAGAGCCTCGGATCGAAGGTCAGCTCGCGCGAGATGGACGCCGTCGCCGACATTTTTGGGGACGACTTCGATCATTTCACGTCGCGCGTGACCAGCCGCGAAGCGAAAAAATCGATCGCGAGCATTGACGCGGTGATCGATCACGCGAAGCAGAGCACGCAGACCGACCTGGTGCAGCGCGGGCTCGCGAAGCCCGACGATCCGAGCATCATCCGCGATACCTCGCGGCCGGCGAAGCATGTCGAGACGCCGGACGAGCGCGCCGCGAAGGAGGTCCTGCAAAATCCCCAGAAGGAATGGGACGGCGCTCGCGTCATCCGCGAGATGGGCGTCGAGGATGAGATCGGCAAGGGCACCTCCGCGGCCCTGCGCGCCGCACAGGACAAGTTGCACCAGATCGGCGGCGTCATGCCGTCGCAGAAAAACACGATCGACGCGTGGCTTGCCGATGCGACCGGCGCCGACGAAAGGAAGCGCGCCGCAGCGCTCGCGAACCTGACGAATACCGCGCGCGACGCCGAAGTACCGGCCGTCCGCATCTACGCCCGCGATGCGCTGACCGGCGTGATTGCGCCGGGCGTCGCCGAGCCGAAGGAGTCGCAATCCTCGACGCCCACCAACGACCAGGCGACCGCCCGTGAGCAGTTGCCGTGGACGATGCGCTGATGGGCAGCATCACCGTACGCGACGCGTCCGGGCGGGCCTACGACATCCCGGAGGAGCAGCTCGGCCAGTACACGAGCACGGCGGGCGGCTTCCATGCCGAGACTCCGGACGAGCAGGCCGCGCGCACGGCCGCCGAGCATCAGACCGCCGAGTACGGCGGGGCCGCAGGGACGATCGCGGCCGCGGGGGCTGGCGCGCTCTCGACTGCTACCGGCGGGCTCTCGGACGTCGCGATCGCCGGACTCGGCGGCGGCCATACGCTGCGCGCGCTCAAGGAGGAGAATCCGATCGCGTCGACGCTCGGCTCGGTAGCCGGCGGGCTCATCCCGGGCGGATTCGGCGGCCTCGCCGCCCGCGCGGGCAGCGGTATTGCGGAGGGACTGGGTGGCGGCATCCTGGCGCGGGCGGCGGGCGGCGCCGCAGAGGGCGCCCTGTTCGGCGCGGGCGGCGGTGTCAGCGAGCTCGCGCTGTCGCAAGATCCGGTGACCTGGGAAAATGCGGCGAGCACGCTCAGCAGCAGCATGCTGTTCGGCGGCGCGATCGGCGGCGGACTTGGGCTCGCCGGCGCGGCAGTGGAGCGCGGCCTGGTCGGCGCGCGCAAGGCGATCGACGCGCGGCTGACCGGCGCTGCGACCGACGGCCAGATCGCCGCGGTGTCGCCCGATCTCCTGACGCTCGACGCGCCCGCGCTCAAGGCCGCGCGCGAAGCCGAGGTGACGCAGCTCGAGACCGCCCGCGAGCCGGTCAAAACGAATGCTGTCGAGGAGCTCGATGAGTACCGCAACGCGAACCGCGACTCGCATTGGATGCGCGCTATCAGCGACGCGTCGGGCGAGCGCGACCTCAAGGAGGCGGGCGCCAGCTTCGTTTCGGCCGACTTCGGCCTCCGCAAGCTCTTGGACAACCGCGCCTACCTCGCCGACAACCCCAAGGCCGCGCTCAGGCTCCTCACGCAGCAGCAGCAGGCGCTCGACGAGATCATCCCGTGGGGGCAGGCCCAAGCGAAGGCATGGGCCGCCGACGTGGAGGCCGCGCCGACGAAGATCCGCGCGCAGATCGTCGCGAAAGAGGTCCCGGGCGAGATCGGACCATTCACCCCCGCCGGCCTCGACGCCGCGGTGCAGCGCGAGCTCGCCGATCGATCCAAGCTCGCATGGGGGCCGAGCGCGGCCATCAAGGACGGCCTCAAGCCGCCCCCGTTCGTCGCGCACGCCGAGCAATTCCAGCGGATCGCCGAGCGCAATCGCCAGCTCCAGGAGCAGTTCAAGTCGTTCGCATCGCCAGTTACGTCGGACCGGCTCAAGGCGATCGATGCCGCGCGCGAAGCGCTGAGCCTGCCGCGAGAGAAGTCGGTCAGCGAGCGCCTGCTGAGCCACGTCCCCGGCGGCGGCCTGGTCAGCGAGCTCGCCGGGCTCGGCAGCAAGGCGGTGGGCGGTCTGCGCAAGGCCTCCGCCACGGTGGCCGAGCAGACCGGCAAGGCGATCACGACGTTCCTGGGCGCCGCGGATAAGGTCGCGCCGGTCGTCACGCCCACGGCGACGCAGGTGCTCTCGCGCGTGCGATTTGGCGCCGGGCCCGAGCCGAAATCGGCCGAGCTGCACGACATCTTCGCGGCGCGCTCGGCCGAGCTCCGGCAACAGACGATGGTCGCGCCCGATGGGTCGATCCAGATGCGCCCCGAGGCGCGCGCGCAGATCACGGCGGCGCTGCGGCCGGTCGCCGCGTCGGATCCCCTGTCGGCCGATCGCCTGGAGACCGCGCTCGCCGCGCGCACCGCGTACATGTCGAGCAAGCTCCCCAAGCGGCCCGAGGTCGGCGGCCTGCAGGTCGGGCCCGACAATTGGCGCCCGAGCGATCTGCAGATGAGATCGTGGGCGCGCACGGTGCGCGCCTGCGAGGACCCACACGGGGTCGAGGTGCGGCTCGCGCAGGGAATCGTGACACCGGAGGAGTCGGACGCGTATCGGACGTGCTACCCGGCGCGATTCCAGGCGCTGCAGGGCGCGATCTTCCAGGCCGCACCGCAGCTCGCAAAGACGCTGCCGACGCGCAAGAAGATCGCCCTCTACGTATTCACCGGCGTGCCGACGATGGCCGCGCTGCAGCCGAACGTACTGCAGGTCCTGCAGAGCACGTTTGCTGTCGAGCCCGGGACCGCAGGCGGCACGCAGGCACCCAGGCCGATGCCATCGTTCGGCGCGCTCGGATCGACCAAGGCCACGGACGACGCAACCCCCGCGCAGAAGCGCGGAGCATAGGAGACCTCGATGGATTACAACCGCTCGACAACCGATCTCGGTGCAATCGTGATCTCGGCCGGTGGCCATGTCGCCGGCGATACGCTGCCGTTCCTGGCAGCGTCGCAGAACGGCAGCGTCGCCGGCGTGAACCTGGGCATCGGCACGTACCGATTTGTTGTTAGCTCGCCGAGCGGCGACTCCGAGACGCCGGCGCAGACCTCGCTCGTGGGCGTCCAATTCGCATGGCAGGCCAGCTTGGCCGGCACGATCAAGCTCGTCGTCTGCAACTTTCCTGGCACGCTCGACAAGTTTGGCCGCGGCACGGTCGACGTGTCCGACTTCGATACCATCTTCTGGACGCAGCTCGATCCGAGCTCGAACGTCTACATCCCGGTCACCGGCGCGGGCAACTCGGTCACCAACGCGACGGTAACCGCCGGCGGCACCGCAGCCGGCACCTGCGTCTATGAGCTCGGCAACCTCGGGGACCGCCGGCTCGGATTCACCGTCACCACGACGGCCGGCGGGATCATGCGCTGCAACGCCTGCGGAAAGTTGGGGTCCTGATGAGCTCGACGTCGAACCGCACCATCAACTTCACGTTCACCGGCGACCACGTAGCGTCGCCGGTGATCGCCGCGGCCGCGAACGCCGCGAGCCCAGCCGCGATCGCCGCGCCGATCACGCTCGCGTCCGGAGCCAACACCATCGCCATCCCGACCGGCGGCGCAACGCCGGTATGCGTGACGATCGTGAAGCCGGCGGGCAACACGGTGCTGGTCACGCTCAAGGGCGTGACCGGAGATACCGGCGTGCCGCTCCACAAGACCGATCCGGACAGTATCTCGCTCGACTCCACCGCGACGACCTTCGTGCTCACCGCGGCCTCGCAGATCATTGGCGTCACGCTGATCTGGAGTTGATATGATCGGACCGCGCATCGGCATCAGAATCGGGCCGTCCATCGGACCGCGCATCGGCATCGGGACCGATCCGCTCGGCGCCGCGGGTAACGTGATCGTGCTGGGTCCCGCCGATTCCAATGGCGTCGGGCAGGGCATCGGCCAACCGGCGACCCTCGATAGCGAGTTCGATCCGGCGTTCGCGATCATGGTGCCGCTCACCACGGCCCCCTACAACAAGCACTTTGCTCAGTCGAGCAATGACCCGGTCCCATACCTGACCGACATCACCGGCGGCGTCGGGCCGTACGATGTCGCGGGCGTCCAGAACAGCGGATTCCAAGTCCCGTTCTCGCAGGAGATGCTGCGCGCCGGATTCCCGTTCTCGCTGTGGGAGCACGACATCTCCGGAATCGCGGCGAAGCAGTGGACGCCGCTCGCGAACTTTCCGACGTTGCCCGGCGGCGGCCCGAACCTCTGGACGCAGACCACGACGCGTATGGACACGCTCGGCGGGAAGGTCCGTGGTCAGATCCTCGTCATCGGTGGCAACGACGGCAACAACACGACAGACGCCGGAAACTGCCAGGCGAACCTGACCGCGATCGTGAATGCCTCGATCGCGAAGTGGGGGGCGGCGCTCGCGCTCGCGATGGTTCGGAACAGCGCTAACCAGGCCGCGGCGGTCACGTTCCTGACGACGATCCAGGCGGCGCAGGATGCGGTAGCCGCGGCGTTCCCATCCAACATCGTCGAGATCTGGACCGACGACCTCAAGCTCCACAGCGACAACCTCCACTTCAACGGCAACTCGCTCGTGGTCCTCGGCCAGCGCATCGCCTACGCGCTGCTCGACAAGCTCGGCACCGCGCGCTTCCGTCCGACCACGCCGCAGATCGTCGGATGGGGGCCGCTCTACACCGCGGCCGGCGTCGGCTACAACGTGGTCGGGCCCGGCTGCGCGATCAACGGCGACATCGAGGTGTGCTCGGTGTGGAGCGGCACCGCGGGCGGAACCAACAGCCCGATCGTGACGCCGACGACCACGGGCGCGCAGCCCTGGACGCTGCAGGGCGCCGGCGCGAGCGCAACGGCCGGCGGCTCGACGATGCGCATGGCGATGTTCACCCGCCCGGTCACCACGGCCGACCTGGTGACCGGCAACGGCGCGATGCCGCCGACCACGATCCCGGTGACGACGCCGACGGTAAACGCGGTGAACGGCGCGCGCATCGTCGTCGTGCGCGGCGCCTCCGCGGTCGATGTGATCCAGTACAGCAACAACGCGGCATTCGGCACCGCACTCACCCTCACCGGCGTCACCGCTGGATTCGCCAACGAGGGCATCGTCGCCATCGCCGGCGGCTACCGGACCAACGTCAACCCAAACCCGGTGACGATGGCGCCACTCGGCGTGATCACCGGACTGACCAGCATGGTGCAGTCCAATCGCACCGTGGTGAGCGACTTCGTCACGCACGCGGCATTTCAGGCGGCGCTCGCCGCATCCGGATCGTCCGGAGACATCAACGTCACCTTCGGCCTGGGCACGCTCGCGTGCGGGGCCGTGATCGGATTCAAGCCATGAAACATCTCGCAATCGCCACGCTGCTCGCCTGCGCCTCATCGCGCGCCCCCGACGTCTCCGCGCGCCTGCAGGCCGTCGCGCAGCCGCCCGGGCTCACCGTGCTCCGCGTGCTCGCCGATGCCGACGGGCTCGGGATCCGCGGCGCCGGCGCCGAGCTGGCCGGCCGCATCTACTGGACCGCGGGCGAGCGCGGCCCGAACGGCACCCCGGCGTGCAGCTCGAGCGCGCACTGGAACGACCTCGAGCACACGCACCACTGCCCCGGCGCGCTGGTCTCGATCGCGCTCGACGGCTCGGCCTTCCGCGTCGACTACGCGTTCTCGCGGCTCGACGACGTGACGAGCCAGAACATGGACGGCTACCACCCGTATGGCTCGCCGGTCGCGGATACCACCGGATGCCTCGTCGGCGTCGCGCAGGCCGGCGGTACGCCGCTCGGCGATCCGGGCGAGGTCGCGCCGGGGTTCGGCACGCTGTGGCGGTACTGCCCGGCGAGCAGCACCTTCACGGTGCTCCACATGTTCTTCGCGCTCGCCCGCGCTCTCGACGGTGAATACCCGATGGGCTCGCCCGCGGTGCTGCCCGACGGTCGGATCTGCGGGACCAGCAAGGGCGGCGGTGCGCTCAGCATGGGCACGGTCTGGTGCTGGTCGCCGGGCGGTGCGTTCGCGTTCGCCCCGCTCACCGACGCGACCGGCGCCGATTCCTACGGCGGCGCGCTCTACAGCGGCGGGCTCCTGCACTTCACGACCAGCGACGGCGCGGCGAATGGTGCAGGGGCCTACGTCGTCGCTGACCCGGCCACGGCCACGCTCGCGCTCACCGTGGTGCAGGCGTTCGACGCGTTCGTTTACAACGACCACGGCAGCGACAACACGTCGATCCAGGCGCCGACCCAGTTGAGCAACGGCGCGATCGTCATGGCGCGGCAGTACGCGGGCGCGTTCGGCACCGGCGTCGTCGTCGGCCTGAGCCCGCGCACCGGCATCACGCCGATGCAGGCGTTCGACGATATCCCGCTCGCCGCGACGCCGCGATTCGCGAACCTCACCGGCGGCATGCCCAACGGGCGCGTCACCGAGGCGCCCAGCGGTCTGATCGTCGGCACGACCGAGTACGGCGGCGCGTACGGGGCCGGCTCCATCTACGAGCTGGCGCGCGACGGCACGCGGTTCCGGCTGCTCTACTCGTTCGATCCCGCGGGCCCGAGCTACCCGTACGGCGGGCTGATTACCGCGAGCAACGGCGCGGTCTACGGGGCCACGTTCGACGCCGGGGCGATGTTCAGCTTCGTCGCGCCGATCGAGGCCTGCCCGTGACCGACGTCCAGTTCGGCGCGCTCCTAAGCGCGGTCGTCACTGGGCTCGGCGGGGTTGCGCTAGCGATCCGCTGGGCGGCCTCGCGACTAACCAAGGCGATCGACGACAACACCGCGAGCAACGTGAAGCTCTCCGACGCCCAGATCGCCTACGCTGGAAGCATGGCCGGGATGGCCGCCAAGCTGGATCACGTCGCCGACTGGGTCCACAACCACACCCCCGTCGAGATGGCGGCCGTCGATCCGTACGCGACCGATCGGCCGGCATCCGAGCGCCACCGAGCGCCAACCTACCCCCGCGGATATCGCCCGCCCCGTCCAGGCGAGCGCGACGAGTAACCTCCACCCGAAACGAGCCCCACCATGAAGTCTCCGAAGCGAATCTCGATCCTGTTCCTGCTCACGATCCTGACCTCGACCTCGAGCTGCGCGAGTACGACGAAGGACGTCAGGGCCGCCGCCGCCGCGATCCTCGACTGCACCAAAGTCGACGCCGGCCAGCTCGCCGCCGCGGTCCTCCAGCTCGCCGCCGCCGCGGTGATGGAGCTCGCGACCGGCGCCGAGATCGACTGGGCCGCGCTCGCCACGACCGCGGAGGCCAGCGGCAAGGCGATCGGCACCTGCGCGTACACCGAGCTCGCCAGTTCTACGGCTGGCGCGCCCAAGCCGAGCGCCAAGGCCAGCGTCGGACCGCTCGACTGGGGTGAGGCGTACACGCAGGTCGAGCGACTGCGCGCGTGGGCCGGCGTCACGACGATCCGGACGCCGAGCGGCGACCTCTGACCTCGGCCGCGGTGCTTGCGGCGCGGACCTAGCTCATCCCGAGCGCGGTCGTCTCGCGCAGCAGGATCTCCCGCTGCCACGCCTCGGGGACGCTCGCGACGTACGCAGCGATCCCGGCGCGCACCGTGGCCTCGTCGAGGTCGCCGCCGCCGCCCATGTACCGGATCGACTCGGTCGACGGGACGTCGATCGGATCGCCCCAGGTGTTGCCGTGCTCCTCGTCGGGCAGATTGAGACACCCCGAGGACATGGGCGGATCGACGACGACCCGGGCGGTGCCGTCATGGTCGGCGCACCGCCACTCGCTCATGGCGCCGACGTGCGACCATGCCGACACGGTAGTCTCGACGCCGTCGATCACCGCGTATGCGACCCACCGGCGGCGCCGCACCGGGCGGCGAATCACGTGGTGGACGCCGTCGACCACGGCGTACTCGATACCGACGAGGTAAGGGCCGTTGGCGCCGTGCTCGGTGGCGTAACAAAATTGCGAATCAAGAGGTGTGGTCATGTGACTCCTGGTGGGTGATTGGTGGGTGATTGGTGGTGATGGTCTAGCGAGCGAGCCATGTCCCTCCACGGTCAGCCGGTACGTGGTGGTCGGGCGCCCGATCGGCGACTCGAGCTCAGCACGTCCAGCGCGCTATCGGGCGCCATGTCCCACGTCGGGCCGTCCGTCGGCTCGGGCAGGCGGTTGAGGTACAGCTGCTCCGGCGTGCGGCCAAGCGCGACATCGCAGAGCACGACGATCGTGCTGTCGCCATCCTCGACGGCCTCCGCGCGCTCGGCCAGGACCCAGCGGATCACGCCGAGCTCGCGGCGGATCGCGCCGCGCACCCAGTCGGAGACCGAGCGGCCATGGAGGTGCTCGGCTATCGCGGCGCTCTCGGCGGCGGTGAGCCGGAGCGACACGCGGTGCTCCGCGGCGACGCCGGCCCGGGGTTGGGCGCCGGCCTGACGGTGCTTGCCGTCCGAGCGCCGGCGGAACGCCTCGCGCGCGTCGGCTTCGGTGCCGTAGGTCTCCACCGATCGCCAGCCCCCGTCGCACAGCTCGCGGACGACCTGCCACGAGCCGTCGCTCGCGCGGAGCAGCTGGTCGACTACAGGGCGCTCGGTGCCGGCGATGGTGCGCGTGCCGAGGTCGGTGGTGTCGATGAGGTCGCTCACCGCGCGGCAGCCTCGACCGCCGCCGATTCGATCGCGTCGAGCGCCGGGCGGAATGCCGCAGCGTCGAGGCCGCGCAAGGCACCGAGCAGCGCGCCGCTCACCCACTGATCGGGCTGAGCCCCGTACGCCGCCAGGCGACCATCGTGTTGCTGCGGCGCGAGAGTCACCTCGCCAGCGAGGATGCTACCGGCGATTGTGACCGCCACATCGACGTCCACGGCTCCGGCGAGATCTAGGTGGGTCGAGGGGCGAGAGTTGGATGCGGTCGCGATCATGTTGGTCATGTCCTTACTCTACTCATTCGTCAGACGAATGCAAGAGATTTGTTCGACGAATCATGGTGAGACCTGCCTGTCCCCAGCGGTCTGGGTACGGATTTTACGTGTAACAATGCGAATTGTATGTATATTACCAGCCGGTCATCGCCGCCCGCCCACGCCCTCGCTCCTCGGCCCCTCTGCTGCGCTGGGCACCGGGCGCGGAACGTTGTCGGCGTCGACCTGCCAGAGGCCGCACGTGCAGGAGACGGTGATCATAGCGCCCCCAGGGCGAGTTCGAGCTGCGCGGTCGCCGCCGGTCGGCCATCACGCGCGTCGCGGCGCGCGATGTACGCCGGATCCGAGAGGTGCGCCGGCTGGTACGCGGAATCGCGGACCTCGCGCACGAGCCCGGCACCGATCGGCGGCACAGGGGCGGGCTCCCACGGGCACATCGTCGCCTCGTCGGCGGTCAGGTGACCGTGTCCACACGTGCCGACGCCGTGGCCGCGCTCGTCGATCCACAGCACGACCCAGACCATCGGCGGCTTCACGCCGTCCTCCGCTTCGCGAGCTCCAGCTTCACGCGGCCCGCGCACAGCACCACGCCGACCAGCCCTGCGCCGCCACCAGCTCGCTCGGGGGTGCTGCATCCGCGCATGACGCCGGTGATCCTCCGGATTGCAACCGCCGCGCAAAGGCCTCGGCCAGCGCCTCGATGTCGGCGGGGTGCAGGCGCCTCATGGCACCGGCGGCGTCCGCTTGGGCGTCCGCCCTGGATCGCACCATATCTCCAGGCGATCGCGTACGTCCTGCCGATGGATCTCGGCGAGCACCCGCGCGTTTGTCGCGCTGCGTACCTCGGCCAGCGCGATCGCAAGCGCCTGGGCCTTGCGACGCCGATGCAGCGCGCGGCGCACGCGCTCGATCAGCATGAGCGCGATCACAGCAACGCACACCGACAGCGCGCCGACGAAGAACGATGCCCACATCTCGGTGGTCATGGCGAGCCTGTCGTCGGCAGAAATGGGCCCCGGCCGCGCCGCTCACGCGGGGCCTCGGGGCAGTCGAAGCGATGCTGGTCGCTGGATGCACAGCAGTCGCGCCAGAGCCTCGCGCGAGCTGGCGCCTGCAGCTCGTACACGAACGAGGTCGGATCCGGATCGATCGCGAGCCTGCGCCGGTTCATGACGCCACCGACAGGCCACTCGCCTTCCGCAGCTCAGCCAGCTTGAGCTCGAGCACGGCGATCCGGCGATTGGCCTCCTTCCACATCGTGAACCAGAACGCGCTGGCCTTGCGCTCGTCGGCACCCTCGGCGTGTGCCTCCTCGCTGAGGGAGCGACGTAACTCGGCCAACTCGTGACGCGCGGCCGCGCGATTAGCGATCAGCTGGCCATTGGTCAGCGAGAGCGCCTGCAGCTCGCCGCGCATGGCGTCTCGCTCGGCAGTGATCGCCTTGACATCCGAGAATGCATGACTGTCCGGTCGGCGTAGCTGGAAAGGATCGGCCATAATGTTGGTCCTCCGCGTCAGTGGCAGGCGTCGAACCTGCGGACGGCGCGCAGGGGAAGGAATGAACCCCGTCGACCGTCGTGCCTTCCATCGCTGACAGACGCCGTCGGTATGACGGCGGGTGGTTGCCCGGGACCGGCTTGCCACCAACCGGCGATCACCTCATACGCGCACGAGACGCACTCGGGATGCGCGCACCCGGAACGAAAACTACTCGCCTGTCGGCGCCTCTTCGCCGAAGTCGATTGGGGTGTCGGTGGCGCCGTACTCCACGAACTCCAAGGTCTCAATCCGCTGCGAGTACCCGCCCCACTGATCGGTGGTCTCATAGAGCTGCAGGCGCTCGAGCCACTGCATACAGAGCCTCGCGCCATCCTCGAGGATCGTCCTGGGGACCTCGTAGACCTGGACGACGTGGGGTCGCGAGCTCTCAACCGCGATGATATAGCTCGACGTCGGCGGCTTGCCGGTCTCGTAGGCGATCGCGGCGGCCTGGTCGGCGAGCTGGGCGTGGTAGGCGAGCCTCTTGGCGTCACGACCGAACGCGATCCGGTGCGCCGATCGCGCCGTCTTGATCTCGCAGTTGTAGCTCGGGCCGAGCCCGTCGGCGCCGCGCCTCAGGTCCGGTGTCGACTGACGCGCGCGCCCGCACTGCGCCCAGATAATCGACCGCTCGTAGATGGCATTCGGCGCCGTCAGCAGCCGATCGGCCGTCCCACAGGACTTGATCGCATCGACCATTCGCTTGGCCGCGTCCATCTCCTTCAGGTTGAGGATCACGGCGGCGGGGTGCTGCGCCTGGAATGCCTTCCAGGCCTCGCCGGACCGCGGGGCCTTGCTCTCCTTCGCCGGGGCCTTGCTCTTGCGGGTGCTGCTCGCCTTGCTCGGCTGGTCCCATAGCGCGACGGGCTTGCCGAGTAGCATCGCGTGAGTGCCGCTCCCCAATCGGCGAGCCAATGTCTCGGATCCGTCGCCCTGAAAGGCATAGAGGCAGTGCGCGCCGGATGCGCCGGCGGCCTTGAGATGATGGATGCGCGCGGGCAACGCGCGCGGGTTGATGAGCTTGATCGCGTTGGGGGCCGCGAGCTCGGCGCGGAGCTCGGGAGGTATCACGTCGGTCACGCTTTTCCCTCGCGCTCGAGGCGCAGGATCTCGGCCTGCTCTTCTGCTGTCGGGGTGGCGGACTTCGCCGGCGCCGGCGCCGGCGCGGGGCTGCGAGGAGCGGGGGGGCGCTGCCGCGCGATCCTGATCGCGTCGGTCTCTTCGTCCGATCCGGTTATTTTATCGAAATATTTCGTGCGGATCACGACCAGCGTGATCCAGCCGCGCCAGTCCCGCCAATCGTCGGATCCGGTGATCTCGCGCAGCGTTTTGCAGCCGGTCGCGCCGATGCCGAGCCTCTTCTTGGCGCGGTCGAAGGCGAGCCAGATGACGTCCTTGCTCTCTCCAGGGTTTTTTACTTTGCCGGGGCCGCTGTCGACGATCTCGACATCGATCTTGGTCCCCGGTGAGCCGAGGTCCTCCGCATACAGGTAGTCGGGGTTCTGGCGCCGGATCACATGGCGCCAATGGCGTGGCTCTCCCCTCGGGTCAGCCACGATCGGCCTCCGGGGCGGGAATGTGAAGCCGGGTAGCTCGGCGCGCGCGCGCGATCCTCCATGCTGTGGCGGGTGGCAGCTTGGCGGGGCGAGATCGTCGGACTGAGAGCACCTCCGCCATGTAGATCGCGGCCGTGGCGATCCCGAATCCCATACCGAACAGGAAAGCGGCAATGCCCCACATCAGCGAGTCCTCGAGGCGGCGGCGACGAGCCGGACGGCATGCGGGCGACAGGATCGGCCCGCTGGCGACGTACAGGGCTTGCCCGGCACCGCATAGCATAGCTCGCACGGCGCATCCTGGGCGGTGCCGGTCTCCTTGCGCGCGATCGCCGCGCGCCGGATCGCGGCCCCTCGCAGGTTGCGCGCATGATTCTGGCGCGCGCCACTCATCTTGGTCCAGACGCCGTCGATCATAGTGCCTCTTCGGGGCGCGCCATGATCGCGCGCGCGAGCTCCATGTCCCGATCGCGCTTGTTGCCGGTCGTCCATCCGCCGGCGAGCACGACCTGCCCGCGCGCGACGCACCACCACCATCCGTCGCAATCGCGGAGCCGCCCAGGCCAGTAGACCTCGGTCAGCCCGCGGCATTGGCGCTCGGTGACGACCTCGCCCGGGCCAACGCCCGCGGTGAGCTCCCACTCGGCGAGCGTCACGAGAGAGCCTCGCCGAGTGGGACCCGGGCGCCCTGGATCGCGAGCAGGGTCTGCAGAGCCTGTAGCTGGGCCGCGAGGCGCTGCGTCTCGCCCGCCGCGAGCAGCCACGTCGCCAGGAATCCCATCACCGCGCGCGGTGATAGGCGTCGGTCATTCATGGCCGGCCCCGCGATCCTTGGCGATGGCGGCGAGGATGCGCTCCTGCCAGCCGGCTGGGGGCTCGTAATCGGGCAGCTTGTCGATCAGCGCGATCATCTCGTCGTCGGACATCTGCATGACCTGGATCACCGAGACACCGTCAATGCCGCGCCGGGTGACGAGCTTGCCGTGGCAGTCCGGATCGGAGCAATCCACGAGCTCGGCATCGCTGTCGGTCGGGACGTAGACCGGGCCCCGGCAGCGCGGGCATTGGCAACGCATCGTGTAGCCCTGCGCGGCGCGGCGCGGGCTGGGGCCGATGGCCAGATCGGGTACGGGCAACGCGTCAGGCTCGCGCTCGGCATCGCGCCGGCGCCGCTCGGCGGCCTGCTCGTCGCGGAATCTCTCGTGCTCGTCGGGAATATAGCGGCTCATGCGGTCCTCGTGGTCTCGAGGAGCGCATCGAGCGCGACCTCGTCGAGCGGTTTGGTGGGGGTGCGGCCGAGCGTCGCCAGCGCCGCAAACGGCATCGGCGTGGTGACCGGGTCGTCGCAGATGGCCTCGGGGATGGCGTCGCTGGTATCGATGCTGCTGAGGTCGACGTCGACCGATCCGACGCCCACCCCGACCTCACGCCTAAGCGTCCAGCCGTCCGGGCCATCGACGCGGTCCATCACGATGCGGAATCCGACCGGACTCGTCATGACGGCTCTCCCCGGACCGGGATCGCGGGGGCGGCGGCGCGCCGGGCAGCGACGGAATCCCGCGCCAGCTGGATGGCGTAGATCGCCGCCGCGAAGATCTCATCAGCGTCCGGCGAGGCCGCGATCAAGATCATCGAGGCGCCGAGCGTCGCGACGACCGCATCGCCCTCATCCTGCTTGCAGGCGCGGATCGCGCCCTCGGCGACCGTGACCGCGTCGCGCACGCTGCGCTGCGAGTGGCTGTTGACCCGGCGGGTGAAGTCCTCGAGCGTGACCGGCATCAGCGGGCTCCCTCGGGCGTGCAGGCGATCGCGTCGGCGTCGCTCGGATCGCGACACCAGCAGACGCTGGTGTCGCACGGGGTCCAGATCGCCGGCGAGCCACTCGGGGCGGTGGAGCAGCCGAGCTCGGCGCAGGATGGGGTGGGCGCGGCGTCGGCGCAGGCACACAGGCACAGCGCGAGCAGGAGCGCCCGCATCAGCTACCCGCCTGTGCGGTGCGCATCTCGGCGATCCACGCGCTCGCCGCGGCCTCGCGATCGAAGTCGATCGGCTGCGTGGGCGCCTTGTCGGGCGCGCCGAAGCGGATGATGCGCGCCGGGCGAACCGGGCGCGTGTAGGGGCGCGTGGCCATGGCTACAGCCACCCGGCGACGAGGTAGCGGCTGGCGATCGCCCAGGGGACCGTGTGGATGCCGGCGGTGCGCGCGGACTCGACCGCCGCCCGGCAGAGGCCGCAATCGCGCAGGGCGATCGTCTGGAGCTTGGCCCATGCCGCCTCCATCTCCACGAGGCTCGCCTGGTAGTCGGGCGCGGTGGTCCGCAGCGGACGGCCATCGCCCAGCAGCTCGATGCGCTCCTGTGCCTCCTCGACCTCGCGGCACAGGCCCGAGGTCAACTCGCCTAGGCGGGCCTCGATCAGGCGCTCCGCGCCGAAGTGGGCATAGGCCGGGACCTCGACGGTCCGGAAGGTCGCGCGCTCGGTCAGGTCGGCGCGTCGGTGCGCGTCGTCGGCCATCGCGCGGATGTCGGCCCGCGGGATGCCGGTCAGCTCGTGCGAGGCGACCCACAGCCGGATGCCGAGAGCGCGCCACTCGAGGCGAGACATCGGCGTGCGGAGATTGGGCTCGCACGCGGCGGTGTAGGCCGCGAGGGCGGAGGTGACGGTGGGATGGGGGTCGGATGGCGAGGTGAGTGCGTCGGGCATTACCACAACATGACAAGTCTGACTTGTTATGTCAATAGGGACTTTACATGTGGACTGCTCTTGACATTCCTGACAAGTGTAACTTAACCTCCGACATGATCTCGATCGCAGAACGAATCCGGAGGTGGCGCGAGAATCGCGAGGATCTCAGCAAAGCCGACCTCGCTCGATCTGTGGGCGTGACACGTCAGGCATGGCAGCAGTGGGAGGCCGGCGCGACGTTGCCGACGCATGCCAACGTGGAAAAGATCGCGGAAGCGGTAGGCGTATCGCTCCCAGTATTCTGGGGGGCGATCCCGAAGGCGCGGCAGGCCAAGGCATCGTGACCGTTGGCCCCGATGCGCTACCCATCGCATCCTCGTCATCCCCCGACGCTAACCCCGTCGCCCCCTCCCCGCAACCCGCCGCATTCCGCGGCATGACCCCACGGAGATTACATGACCAAGACCAAGACCAAGATCCCGAAGCTGTACCGCCAAGGCGACGTCCTCCTCGAGCGCATCGCCGATCGCGACGTGCCAGCCAACCTCACGCTGATCCCGCGCACCGACCGCGGCGTCGTCCTGCAGGAGGGCGAGGTCACCGGGCACGCGCACCGGATCACATCGCGCCACGCGCACCTCTACCGGTCCGAGACCGACGCGCGCTACCTGCGCGTGATGGGGCCCGCGCCGGTCGCCAAGACGGTCGCGACGCCGGCGGGTGAGGTAACCGTGCTCGAGGCGGCCCCGGGCGGTGTCGCGCTCGAGCACGAGGAGCACGACACCATCGCGTTCGCGCTCGGCTGGCACCACGTCACGATCCACGCCGAGTACGAGCCGGGCAAGATCGTGCGTCAGGTGGTGGATTGACCATGGCGAAGATCACCGAGCTCACGCCGGCGCAGGGGCTACAGCTCGTTGCGTGGCGCGAGACATGGCGGGCGATTGGCATTCGCACCGGCCATGACGCCGAGTGCGAGTCGACCGGGCGCTCCGCAATCAATGATGCCTATCAGGCGATTGGCGAGCCCCATCCGCCACTCGTACTGTGGGCGCGGTCTCCGTTACAGGGACTGCTCATGTATTGGGCTGTCCGCTTGCTCGCGCACGGGAGAGAGCAGGCGCCGACAGGCGGCGAAGTCCAGCTCGGGGACCAGCTCCGGGACCAGCTCGGGGACCAGCTCCGGGACCAGCTCCGGGACCAGCTCTGGGGCCAGCTCGGGGACCAGCTCTGGGGCCAGCTCCGGGACCAGCTCGG